TTCTGGATGGGCCGTGCCGCATCGCACCTTGCCGCCACCCATCCAGGCTTGATGCTGTTCATGCTTTTCACGATCTGCACATCTTCCATCAGCACCTTCACACTGGTAGGTGTCAGCACTACATCATCATTGGCCACAATGCAAGATGACCAGTCTTTCATGGCCGCCTCGATCACCTCGTTGTAATCCTCGCCAAAGTTCCTTGGCTGGCCAAAGATTTTGTAATCGGCATCAAAATGCTCAATGACAGACTCTGGGCCGCGCAGATAAACCGGACACTCTGGCGCATATTGCCTGATGGATTCCAACAATACGGCCAGACCATGGCCTTTGACAGTGGCAATGACAATTGGAGAGATCATTTTTTTGCTTTGTTCCTGGCTGAAATATTAGCCGCCTTCGCCTTAGCATCGGCCTTGGAGCTTGCACCCCATGCCTTCAATGACAGCAGCAGTCTGGTCGGCTCACCGCCCTTCATCTCAGGCCCAGGCATATTGCCCATGCGCGCCAAGAATGATGCGCGCCTTGGGTTGTCGCCAGACTTGACTGGCGCTTTAAGGTCCATACCAGCAGCCTTCGCACTGGCACGGCCCTTGGCATTTAAGCCGCCAGAGGGTGACTTACCCTCTTTACGCTGCCAAGCTGGTGTCTTCATTTTTTCGGCTTCTTTGCGGTTTTGGCTGCGGCTTTGAAGTCAGCAGCTGATGGCGCGCCTTTGCTACCTGGCTTGCGCATCTTCTCTTTGCTGCCTGCTTTTATCCGTTCCTGTTTTGCGTTGATATTGGCATAAAGTCCAGCTTTCATGATTCTTCTCCTTCTTCGTAGTCTTCGCCCTCTTGCTCGCCAGTGTTCGGACCACCGACCACCCATGCATCGCAAGTGCGACTTGCTGCGCATTTGAAGTCAAAGATTTCGCAATAACCCAAATCAGCCAACTTGATTGTTCCCCAAGGGTCTGCTTCCATGCCAATGCCTTGGGCAATGCACTCTTTGATCTTGTCAGACACGTTGAATGCCGCGCAGTTACCGCATAGGCTTTGCTTGGCATCCTCGGCTGAGACATCCCACTGGTCTGCCTTCTTTTGCCAAAACGCACTGTTTGGCAGCTTGGGATTCTCAGGACCATAGGCCGCGCTGGTGATTGCCTTGGCGCGGTTTTTCAGATTGAGGGTAATGTCTTGCGTGGGCATGGGGCAGTTCTCGCCTGCGCTCATGTCCTCACCATCTTCTTTGTCCATGACTTGGCTCATGGTGCGCTGCATAGTGGCCATTATTTTTTCGCCTTGTTTGTAGCCGTGCGCTGACCGCGCATTGGCAGCTTTGCCTCAGACATTGCAATGGCAATGGCTTGTTTAGGATTCTTAACAATTTTGCCAGTTCCACCGCTATGGAGCTTGCCGGCTTTGTACTCGCCCATTACCTTGCCGACCTTCTTTTGCGATTTACTCATTGCCTTCATAGGTTTCCCCCATTGGTTTGTCAATACCCGAATTATGCAACCCGTGACAAGTTTCTGCGCAGTGGTTGCGCCCACTTATTGCTCCCGCCAGACCCATACATCCCCATGATCGCGTCACTGGCAAATGTCAGGACAAAGGCATCGGCCTTGTCAGGACTTGGCAGGCCGCGTCTCTTGATCTCGTCTTTCCCCTCAATGGCGATCTTGCCGTTTGAAGTGAATGAGTACCGCACTGTGGCCAGTTCAGCAATCAAGACCTCATCCTTTGGCATCTTGCAGTCCCGTGCCTCAAGCCAAGCCCTTGCTTTGTACCAAAGCTCTGCTTTCAGATTCCTGTAAGTTCCACCCATCGCGGGTGATTCCGACACATTGATCCCTCTGGCCGGTAGGCCCAGCTCCCGCAGCCGGTCCACCACGCCAGCACCTAATCCAATGGAATCGACCAGTATTTCCTTTGGCTGCTGGCTGGGTGGCAATGCCTGGTACTCGGCCACCACCGCGCCAGTCAATTGCATCAGGTCCAAGTTTTTCCATGTCCGGATATTCTCAGTCACCGCATTGCCCTGCCTTTTGCATAGCGCTGATCGGTCACTACCAAACCGCGCCACATCCAAGCCCCAGATCATGGGCGCATAGTCACTGGGCGCGACATCCCGATTGACCGCACTCTCCAGCAAGTCCATGGCAATCACAGTGTCGTCATCCCCCTTGGGGAATTCACCGATCACCCTGATCCGGTAGACGTTGCTTTCCTCGCCATAGCGCATGGCCATCTCTTTGACGTACTCATCTGACACCCGTGGCGAGTCAGTGCAGGCCACTTGGAATGTGGTCCACTCATCGGCCAGGCGCGTGTGGGTGTCGTAGAAAAACCCACTAGACCTCACCGGATTCCCCAAAAGCAGCGTCACCGCATTGTGGCCAGACATCGAGCCAGCCGCGGCCTCGAACACTTGCTCTGGCACACCAGAAGCCTCATCGGCCACCAGCATCACATTCTCTGAGTGAATTCCCTGCAAAGCCTCTGGCTGCTCTGCCCGACTTGTCCTGGCTGAAATAAACATCTCAGTCGGGGCTGCATTGAATTCAATCCTCTCTTGCTTGACAGTCAGCAATCCCTGCAAAGGCAAAGGCATCGCATTGATCCAGCGCTTCAGCTCGGCAAACATCGCGTCATAAAGCTGAGAGCTTGTCGGTGCAGTCACCACCACCTTGACCGGACTCCGAGTCATAAAGTACCAGAGCATGGCCCAGCTGCTTGCCGTACTCTTTCCCACCCCGTGGCCAGACCGGACAGATATCTTCCGGTCCCCACGGGCAATCGCCCCAAGAAACTTCACTTGCCAGGGGTCTGGGTCAACCCCCAGCACTTCACGCACAAATAGCACAGGGTCCGGCTGATACCGGTCCACCCACTGGGCAAAGACATTCTCTTTCACAGACCCCTCACTTGCTTTAAGTTCCGACCCGTGATCCTATCGGTCCAGCATGATGCACACAACCATTTGGTCGCACTCATTTCCACCCCACCCTCTGGTGGCTTTTCAATCAAACACTGATTGCACTTCTGCAATCTGTGGCCATGGCAGTTGCCATTGAGCCTGACTGGGTTGTTTACAAAATTGCTTTTCATTTTCTTGCCGGACATTCTCTGCCCTCATTGCAATTTCCATTGCATGGGGGACATTGTTTCTGATTCACTGGATTCTCTGGATTTGATTGCTTTGGTGTATTAGCCATTTATCTCCCAATATTCTTAATGCCTTAATATATTGTTTCTGATTATGTCGGTTTATATGCTTTGGCACATAATCAACATTGAATAATTGCCTGACTTTAGTTAATAATGTGATATTCATATTATTCCCACGATATCGTTAATATTGACCCATGCGTGTAAAACAGTGATGCCGTCTGGACTCATTAAGGTGCAGAACAACTTCCCGTCTTTTTCACCATCAGTGTCGATCACGATCCACTCTTGACCTTTTAGCACCACTGTCGCTAGCTTAGATTTCATTCGTTTACTCCGTTGTTTGTGGAGTTGACATTTTTGCACAATTTGACTTGTTTGGTAAGTTCGTTTTTAAAATTTTTAAAAATTTTTTTTGTAGGTGTTTAGTGCCGCCACAGTCGCCCCCGCCAAGCCGGCCACGGGGGGGGGTCACGGCCACCGACCGCCAGCTGGCCACCACCGACTTGTCCCCAGATTTTGGCCAACTTTATCCACAGATTCCTGTGCATAACTGGTCATGTAATACTTTGATGCACTTAATTCTGTGGATAACTCAATGTCAACTTAACATAATGGTCGTTGTATAAAGTGACTGAATCATTTGGTATTCATATCCGTCAAAGTGTCTACCGATACGACAGATCGCTTGCGTAGTGCATCGAGCGCCATGCTTCCAAGGTCGATATTGACCAGGGGCTGCTGCTTGTCACCATACTCATCTGGCGCCTGCTTTGAGGCCAGCCAGCGCCTTGTATCCACTCTCAGCTTGGCCACTTGAGCCTCTTGAGGGCTTGCGTTGTCTGCAATTTCTAGCGTCTGCTCTGCTAAACTTCTCCCACCTCGCGTGCGTGCGCGTGCGAGGAGTTCCCCCCGCTTGGCATCTTTTTCTATCCATTTGTAGAAACCACCGATGCTTATGTCCAAAGACTTAATC